CTTACTTGCAAAGTTAGTGCTTTTGGTGTAATCTGTCATGTTTCAATCCTTAGGTATACTTTCCGTTTTTAGCGTAAATCTCAATCTTTTGAATACTCAGTTCTGAACCGTTAATATCAGCTTCGTATCCTGTTTGAATAACTTTACCTGATCCGTTAGGGTAAACACGCAAAGTCTGTAAAGCAACACCGCCGCTATATTCTACACCAGAAGTATTATATTCGTCAACACCGTACTCTGCAACATTTTGAGTTGGAATAGGTACGTTAGCTGATTGATAATTACCTGTGAAGTCATAGCCCCACTTGAAGGTCACATATTGATTACTGCCTCCGATAACGACAGTAGCTAGTCGTTTAAGGATAGAGGTGACAGAAGGTGTGCCTAGATCAGTATGATTAGTAAAGTACTGTAGACGATAAGAAGTACCATTGTCTTGATATGATCCGTAAGTGCCAATATAACCCTCTTTGCCAATCAAGAGAGTACCGTCTTGTTTACAACAGAAGCTTTTAGGCTCAATGGAGTCCCATGTTGTCACACGAGCTGAACCGTCCTGCATCTGAGCCTTCAAGTCAAAGCAGTACACGCTCTTAGTTGATGGCAGAGTCATCACGTAGAAGGCATCACGAGGTGAGTACACACTACGGATATTAGCTAATGTCTCACTGGATACAGCAAGCATCAAGTCATTACGGACATTCTTAGACAAGTCACGCAAAGGAGCTGTCTTTTCCTGAATTGTACGCAATACACTACGAACACCTGTGGAAGACAAGAAGATGATGTCAGTACCTGTGTTAGCTACTGTATCTCGTGCAATGCAGCCAACGCCTGTTACAACGTCTTGGAGAGACATAGTAGCTGGCGCTGTAGCCCCTTGATACTCAAGGATGTTGTTCTTACCGAAGATGAACAAGAAGCCGTTATGAGCGCCTAGAGCAACAATACTGTCTCCACCTTTAGGCCAAACAGAAGAAGTAACCAAAGTACCTGCTGTGCCTGAGTTCCACTTAGCTGGACTCAAGAGGTCACACCAAGCTACAGTTACCTTATCACCTGATGTGTTAGCACACCATAGACGACCGTAAGCGCTGATAACAGCGTTGGCTTGAGGAACAGTTCCGGCATATCCTGTCATCTCAGAAATACGACGATAAGCTGTTGTAGAAGTAGTAGGATTGAACTCTAATGGATCATGTCCTGATTGAAACAGGTAAATACCTCCATTTAAGGAAGCCATCTGCCAGTTATCATCAGTGATCGTAGGGGCTGTACCACCACCACCGTAGGTCAAGGTAGTCAGGGTAGATCCTACAAGCTTATAGAGCTTATTATGTCCAGCGCAGATAACGTAGCTAGTACCGTCTACTGTAATCAGTTCACCGATGGCTTTGATGTCGTAAGTGCTAAGGTCAGTATTCAAAGATGAATTAGCCTTACTCCAACCCTTACGAGCACCGATACGACCATATTGGTCAATGATACAGTTGTTAGCTACAAGCGCCCATCCTGTAGCCAAATCAAGACTACTATCCTGCGTGTTCAGGCCCATAAAGCCCGGAGCAGTGATCGAGAATGCTTGTATCTGTTGTGCCATTAAACTAGATCCCAGACATCATTTTCAGGGCTACGAGCAGCTTCAGTGGCGATAAAGTCAGCAAGAGAAGACTTGTACATAGCGTAAGCTTCTGAGCTGTTAATACCGCCGTCTTCACCACGTTCCACCAAGGCACGAGCTAAAGCACCAAGAACGATAGGCTCCTTAGGCATCTTAGTTGTGTCAGTATCAGCAGAGAACTCAACTTCAGGGATAACCAAACTAAACTTCAAGTTATCAGCATCAGTAGGAATAGGCCACAATGAGAGCATCATGTCACCGTTGCTATCTACTGAACCTAGATTGAAGTTCACTGGTGGGTTATGCACAGGATCTCTCATCATGTACATGTAACGATCAAGGGAAGGCTTGTCGATAGGAGTCAAAGGCCACAAGCGAGTTGTGTTGATGACATCGTTGACACGGAAGCGTTGACCTGCACCAGTGATTGAATAACCTGTCCACTGACCGGGAACACAAGTTACATCAATATAGGCATTCAAAGCATCCCAATCGTAGGAATCGTTAACTTGACGTTTAGTGTCGTTAACGTATCTACCGATCAGAGTAGAGTATGAGTTCTCAACAACTGTAGACACAGTAGGCTCACGCAGACGAGTGAGCACATCGTTGACAATCTCCAAGTATGTTGGGAGAGCCATGTCTTATTACTTCTTCTTTGGTTTAGATAGACCGGCTTCCGAAAGACCAATTGCGATGGCTTGCTTACGTGAAGTGACAGCAGGGCCTTTCTTGGAACCAGAATGGAGTTCACCAGCTTTGTATTCCTTCATTACCTTACCTACTTTAGCTTGTTTACCTGCTTTGGTTTTAGGTTTAGCTGCCATATTAGAAACTCACTTTCACTGTAATAGTACCTGACACATACACGGACACGTTAGCACGAACGTAAGGAGGAGGAGTAGCAATAGTCACCAAACCATCAGCAGTCACTGAAGAACCAATAGTAGACCAAGTAGTACCGTCAACGCTGCCTTGAACCAACACAGTAGCTGAGGTAATACCTGAGATCTGAACGAATACTGCTTTGTTGCTATCAGCGTTGATAGAGCCTGATGCGCCAGTAGCTGTGACTGCGCTGAGAAGAGTTTTAACTGTCATTTAGATTTATCCTTTACTTGAGGAAACGGAGTTTATAGATAGTGGACATATACAGTCCTACAGCTTCGTCGATAATATTATGCAGAGCTGTTTCAGTACGGGGACAGATAGACTCACGATTGTCTTCAATCCATTTCATTTGACCTTCCAAGACATCAGCAATAGTGCCTTTCTTGTCGTTAGCCATCAAAGGAATATCTAAGATCTCGTTGTAACGACCTTGGTAAGCTTCAGCGAAGTCATCAGCTTTGTCTACAATCTCATCGTAGAACTCATTAAGAGCTTTATGTTCAGCATAAGAGCGAGTCTTGAGATGGACACGATGGGCCAAATCACGGCCTAGGAATAGCAAAGCTACATATTTACCAGCAACGAGAGCACTCATTTAAATACCCGATCAATAAAGAATGTGACAACACCGCCAATACCAGAGGCAATAGTCATGCCCATCCAGAATCCACCTTTAGACTTATTGGCAAGTTCTAATAGGCATTTAACGTCTCTACTAAGGCTATGTACTTCAGATTGAAGAGCTTCTACTTGAGCTTCTAAACGACCGAACTCACGTGCTGATACTTCGTCCATTATTAAGCAACCTTTCTAGGACGACCACGAGCAGGGGTTTGAGCAACAGGGGCCTTAAACGGGATAGAACGTGTCTCAACAACAGTCAAGGAAGGCTTACCGTCTTCATCCAACTGAATATAACCTTCGTGACCCTTCATGGAGTCAATATCTACTTGAGCAGTGAATTCAATAATGTTACCTGAGGCAACACATTTAAACTTAGCCATATAAACCTCTTATTAGCTTGTTAGAAGACCTATTATTATACCAGATCCTCTAAAAAGCCCTCTCCGTATAAGATAGAGAGGGATAAAAACACACCTTGGGAGAGTGTTTTATTATAGTTATTAAGCCAAACGACCAACAACCAAACGAACAGTAGTAGATGCCAAATCGACAGTACCACCAGATTCGTTTTGCAAGCGCAGAGTAACCACGTTAGCGGCGCTCACGTAAGCGTGGCAAACAACGCCAGCTTTGTCAACACCAAACGAGAAACCCAACACCATATCACCCAAAGCAACACCGGGAACAGCAATAGTATCGCTCTCACCTGCGCCGTCAGCCAAGGAACCAGCATCCAAAGTACATGTGACTTTCCACATCTCTTTGAACATACCTTGGAATTGTTTTGTGCCACGTTCAGTGACAACAGCGGTAGCAGCAGCCATGATTTTTCCTTTTCTTAATTAATAAACAAACTAGAAAGGCCCCCTTGTGAGGGGCCAATCAGTTCAATTAAGCTGGAACAACCAGAGCAACAGCACCGTAGTCACGCAACTCGCTCACGCCGTACAGAGTGTCCGAAGTGAACAAAGTGCCCAACCATTCTTGCTTGTACTGAGTCTGAGCACGAATGCCTTGTTGTTCAACCAAGACCATAGAGTCTTTGTGACCCATCAAGCAAACACGGTCAGGAGTAGAAGCATCGGTAGAGTCAGCGTTAGTAGAAGTAAACACTGGCATACCATACAAGTTACCGATTTCACCGTTGCGGATAGTGTTACCAGCACCAGATTCACCCACGAAAGCTTGTTCAGTGTAACGAGCCAAGCCCATCAAAGTGTTACGGCTTGAAGGGGGGATCAAGAAGAAACGACCGTCCATAGGAACGTCTTGGTCGTCCAAACGCTGGATGCTACGACGAATAGCTGCATCAGTCAAAGCAGAAGCGTTGCTTGAGCCATAAGTGTAAGCAGTAGTACCGTCACCACCAACGAAACCGCCAGTGTAGTGAGCGTTAGCAGCGCCACCGTTGAAAGTACGGCCCAATTGGATCAGGTCGGTATCAACTTGCTTAGCCAAAGCGTAACCAGCGTCATCAGTGTAGAACTGACGCAAAGAAGCCAAAGCTTGAGTCTCAACGATGTCTTCGATCAAACGGCTATATTCATAATGTTTGTTGATAGACACAGCGATGTTGCTGTTGGTCGATGCAGCTTGAATAGTAACAGTAGTAGCGGCAGCTTTAGCAGATGCAGTACCACGGTTTGGAGAAGGAATATAGATGGTGTCGCCACGCT